CTTGAGTACCAGTTTGACCGATCAAGTCAGACACGTCGATGTTGCAGATGCGAACAACGTAGCGCCAGTCTTTAACGACCAAGCCGTTCTTCCACTGGTAGCGAGTTGCGTACGCTTGCAGACGAGTGCCGTCGCTGTTGTACACAGTTTGCTCGCCAAGATCTTCGTGGATCAAGCCAGCTTTAGAGCCTTTTGGGAAGTGGCAGTACACAGTCTGGTCGCCCCAAACAACGAGGTACACAGAAGTGTTGTCCGAACCAGAGCCACCAGCAGACAGAATGTTCTGTGCGTTAGTAGCAGACAAGCTGGAGTAACGTGCAGCCAAGCCCAAGAATTGCTTCGGATCTGTACCAGGGTTACCGTAGAACAGAGTCGTAGCTTGAGTTTGGTTCATCGCTTCCAAGAAAGCAGTGTCTTCAGACAGACGGAATTGAGCGGTGTTACCGTTCAACATAGCCAAGTCTTTGTCCACTTCCGAACGTGCTTCAAGGATACCGGCAGCTTCGTCCACTTGAGCAGTGGTCGATTTGCTGGAAGGGATACCTTGGTTCAGTGCACGCCAGTAAACAGCAGGCAGACCAGTACGAACAACAACGCGTTCACCAGTCGGCAAGTTGCCTTCTTTGAATACGCAGTCTTCGAGGATCTCGTTAGATTGAGAAAGCAATTCTGCAATGATCGGAATACGACCATCAGGATCGCTACGCTTGGCCCAATCGGCCAGGGTGAGGTTTGAAGTAGAAAGGGTGCTCATTTGAAACTCCTATTAAGGTTGCTGATTTGAATACAGTGCGTTCGCTTTTGCGTTGAAATCTTGTGGGCCACCGGACTTGTTGCCTGCGCCTACAGAGTTCCCCACAAAGGTGTCCTCACTGATAGCCTTGCCTGCTCTGAACATGAACCGAATCACTTCGGGGTTGTTGCCCAGACCAGACTCATTTAGCAGCGCACGCAGTTCAGGTGTGCCGAATGAATCGAGTGCTTTCTTGGCCACGGCCAGGTTTTCTTGCAGCTTGTCGCCGCCGAATTCCTTGTCCGATTGAGCCTGCTGCGCCCATTCATTTCGTACCATCTCAACTTGAGCCATCTGACGTTCGGCAATTTTCGGCCCCATCGTCTCGACTAGCTTTTGTGCAGCCTCTTGGGTCAGGTTAAGTTCCTTGGCGATGTCCGAGAATTGACCTATAACCTCGGCGTCAAACTCCTTGCCTTCAGGGGCAGTGAATTCGTACTTTTCAGGCGCACCTTCTGCGGGCTTACCTTCTCCATCACCTTGGGCACCGTCAGTATTGGCCGACTCCGCGGCTTGCTGACCCTGGCCTTCAGGGGCTTGCTGCTTGTCTCCGTAAAGAGCGTCAGCCGTCGCTGGGTTCCCTACGGAGTTCTGCGATGCTGGCGTGCCTTCGGGGGTCGTTGCGGCGTTATCAGTCATCAGCGGTTCTGTCATTTGCGTTCTCCTTTACCATTTGTGGGTACAGCTCTGGGCAATGCGAGTGAATCAACGAAAGCGTCCGGTTGCCAAAATTTCGATTACCTTCAGCGAAAGCCATAGCCATCGAGTTGGTATTGAAAGACAAACGAAACACCCCTGCTTGATCCAGAAGACGCCAAACAATCCGACGTCCCCGCTTGTTGCTCATGAGCCACTTGAGATCTGCCTCCTCGTTTTCACGCACCAGCTTCTCACGGAGCTTTTTGTCAGCTTCCGTGCGCTCGATGCCGCGAGTATCTAGAGGGTCGTAATTACTCATGGTGACAATCTATCCACGGCACATGTTGATACGGGCACCATCATGCAGCCACATTTACGTTTCATCGTTCTTAATGAGGACACCCTCGACTTGCATACCGACCGGAGCAGGGACAGAGCACATGCATTGCCATTGGCAATCGGTTTTCTCGAGGTACGGGCGCGGCACGGTCTTCTCGGACACATACTCACGATCGAACGGAGTTTGCAGCACGGCACGGATGATGCCGGATGAGTTGATGGTGTACGCTCGATAAGCTGCTTCCTGGTTGTTCTTTACGATTGTGAACACATTGACCTTGGCCAGGTAGAACGTGTAGCCAGCAGGCACGGTGAATACCGTCATGGCGCTTGTGCCAGCCCCGATGTTGATCTTTGCGTACTCTTCTGTCTTGCCAGCGTTGCCCAAGCTGATCACGCCCACAGGGTTGACGCCATCGATCACCGTGATGTTGGTGATTCGTAGGTAGCTCTTCACTGTGAGCACGCCAGTCGTGCCGTTGGTGAGCAGCAGATCCTCGTTGATCATCGCGTAGTTGGCATCAAGGCCATTGATACGGATGAGCACCGCGGTATCTGATGCGCTTGAACTCCAGAGCAGCATCTGCCCTGCTGCCGCTGGGAACGTGTACGCCGTGGCGTTTTCCCAGATAGGCATGAACGTCAGCCCAACAGCCGGTTGATACCCAGCAATGTTGAGCGACGTGTGGCCACCAACCAGGCCACGGGCCAGTTGAAGCTTTAGCTCCTCTGTCCGCGATAGCTCGCCGATGGATTGGTAGTGCTTGATGGCCATCGATTAGCCGCCGAGCATGCTGCTTTGTAGGTTGTTGATGGCGCGGCCTTCAGTGCCACCGTTCGTGTTGCCGTAGAGCTTGCTGGCGCGGTTGTCGTTCTGCGCGTTCTCGGTCTGGCCAAGATCCATGTCAGTGATCTGAAGCTCGACGCGCATGTCAGTGCCTTCGCCCTGGGTGTCGTATGCGCTGGTGCTCTTCACAACAGCCTTGGCCGTGATCATCATCTCACCGCCTACCTTTGGCAGGGCAGTGATGCCAAGCTTCTCAAGCTCTTCTTTGCCCAGGCTGATGCACAGGCCGTACGGGTAGCGAGGCTCGTCGGCCTCAATTGCCCCAGGCATCTCTTCGCGCTTGGGTTGTTGCTTCATGTTGATAAGTGCCATGCTATTCTCCTTATGCCAAGCGGTCGAGTTTGAAAAGATCGCGAGCCAGTTGATCCAGGATCTCGTCGATGAGGTTTTGAATGTGTGACTCTGGCCCCATCATGCCGCGGTTGGCCTCGACGTATTCATAGATCTTGCGGACTTCGGCCGAGTAGCTGCCAGTCTCGACGCCCTCAAAGGTGATGGCGTTCTGCGTGCAGCCCATGTAGCTTTCAGCCAGGTTGTCCAGGCTGTCTTCCAGGTTGCCATACACCTCGCCAAGCGCCTCATGTGCAGCAAAGCTGCCAGGGCCGGTGGTCATCAGGTGCACCTTATGAATCGTCGTCACTGCCTCAAGCAGTTTGGTGATGAATTGAACAGCGCCGCTGGTATCAGCAGAGCCTTTGTCCATATTGCCGTACAGCAGTGTGCCTTTGTTGGCCATGATCTTCTCCTTAAATTTGCATTGGTGACGGCGAGTTGTAGCCGCTGAATTGGTTCATGATGTCCATTGCTGCGTTGCTGTCTGGGCCGGTCTGTACCGTGCCGAGATTGCGTGCAGATTCGGACATGCTGTGTGCCGCTTCCATCTGCGCCTTGGCTGCCTCTGCCTTGCCGCGTGCTTCGCGAAGCAGCGCCACCTTGTCGCTTGGCACGATGAGCTTCGGATCAACGCCGAGCATGTCAGCGTAAACGTCAGCCCACTGGTCGCTGTCGAACTTGTCGAGCACGTCAGGCTTGAAGCCAGCAACAGCACCGAGGTTGGCCACATAACGGTCAACGCTGTTGGTGCCAATTGCACGCTGCGCCTGGGCCAGCATCGATACGAATTCGACGTTGAGTTCCATGCCCTGCAATTCAGGTGGAGGAGGAGGCACAAGGCCAGCTTCGATCATGCGTGTGAACGTCATATCGATAAGCGGGTCGAGCAACTCGTTGTGCAAACGCTCGAGCACTGGGCCAAGCATGAGCAGCTTCTCTTCATGGCGCTCTGCCACTTCGGTTGCGGTCATGCGTGTGTCAGTTGCGTTGGCCAACATCAAGAACAGATCAGCGTAGAAGCCACCACGGATGCGCTCGCGCACGTCCTGGATGTCGCCGACCAAGTGTTGCAGATTGAGGTTGACCTCGAACGCGGTCTTGATGCCAGCAGTCTGGCCATCGTAGAACGACACGCCACCAGGAAGCGTCTCGACGTCGCGGTTCTTCATGCTGGTAGGCACTTGAAGCGGCGGCTTGGTCTGGTAGTCAATCGCTTGGGCTTTGCGTAGCTGCTCATGTTGTAGCTGCTTCACGTCGCCGAGCACTTCCATGCCAGGGCTGTTGCCGTAGATGTCACCACCGGCAGTGGCCCAGCGCGGAACGAGCGCAGGAAATTCTTTGAAGCCAGACTCACGCAAGAACACATGCGGATTGCCGCCCACCTCGAAGGTGTAGCTGCCCCAGGCCATGTTCTTTGCGTCCTTCTTGCGGATGTCGCGATCTGCTCGAGGCTCAATGGCGTGGATCAATCGAATCCACTGATCCAGCGAACCGCGGTCATACATGTTTTTAACGACCGTTGAACAGTTGTTGTACCCGTACTCTTTGACAATCTCACCGACCGTCTTCTCAAACTCGCGATACAGCGTGCAGACTTTGCCTTGGTAGTCCTGGGCAATAGCGTACTCACCGATCGTCACAGGGTAATGGTGAATCGCTGTCTGGTAATCCGGCAACACGATCGATGCAGCAGTACCAAAAGCGCCAAGCTCTTCGTACATTTGATGCAGCGTGCGGTAGGTGTTGGACTTCTGGAAGACGACTTGCATGCGCTGCGTCACGTCCTGAAGCCAAAGCTTCACAGGCTGGTAGCTGTTGAGTTCTGGGTCAGCAGTGCCAAGACGAAACCACGGACGTGCAGGCGACGTTGCGCCCGCCATCATGCCAGCGCCAAGCACGCGCAATGCACGGGTGCCGGTGTTGTCGTAGATGTTGTTGTGGCGACGCCAACCCTTGTCGCGGTCTTGCACGAAATAACGACCACTGCGTGGGAGCAGATAGTTCGTGATCTCTTGCCAATGCGCCCACCAGGTTGCACGTTCTGTTTTCAGCATGCCCCAGCGCGTGAACAGCTTGTCACGCGTCGGTGCATTTGGATGCGACTGTGCGTCGCTGGTGAAATCGCTCATATTAGCCGCCTAGCAGAGTTGATTTGCCGAGTGCGAGTTCGTTAGGGTTCACGCCTTGTGGGCCAGTAAGCATAGTGCCTGCTGGGCCACCCTTGGCTGCTTGAGTAGCTGCACTCAAGATCGCGCCAGCATCTGGTGATTTCGCGTTCGCACGGTTTACGTTTTGTTCAGCAGTTTGCTGCTGCTTCTCTGCCACGGTCTTCGCTTCGGCTTGTGCCTGGCGTTGCTGGCTCAAAGCTTCGCTCTGCTTCTCTGCTTGACGCTCACCCGAGTAAATGGTGTAAGCGGTTCCTGCCACGGCTGCCGCGGCTAGGACTGTAGTTGCGGTCACTGCTCCTGACATGTCATTCTCCTGTGATGATGATGAAGTTCTTGGCGTCTTCAGCGCGAGACATGAGTTGATCAGCCTCGTCGGTGAATTCATTCTCTGCTTCTGCCACAGTCGTCGCGCTCGTAGTGAACAACATCGTCATGGCCGTGTCGGCATGTGCGATGAATGCTTGCTTGCGATGTGCGCTGGCCGGTATAGCGTGGAAGCCGGTTAGCCTGAATGATTCGTTATCGGCGAACACGGTCACGTCACCGTTGATCACCAGCATGGTTGGCACTTTGATGAGAGCACCGGTAAGCATGACGCCAGCCTTGATCGAAATCGTGCGGGCATACATACCACCATGAATTGCGTGATGCGTCTCGATGTCTTCTTGTGGACACTCAAACGAGATGGCTGCCAGGGCGTTCACTTTCTGAATCGCCTCCAAGCTCATCTCGGTTATTCTGCCGCCAGTTGCCACTATGTCCATCATGCCAACCCCTTAAAAAATACTTCGTTGGTGTGCTTGTACTTCGCCCTTGGCATTACTCGCGCAAGCTTGCCACCATGTGGCGCACTCACCAAGATTCCAACAGCACCAAGCTCCTTGGCCAACCACTCTGCTGCTCGCAGTAGGTCAAGGCCAGGGCCGCCTCTTCGGTGCGCCTGCGTCAGGAAGTAAGACTCCACCGTCGCGACGCGCTTGCCGTAATGAGGCAGCACTGTGTCCACCATCGTCAGGAAGCCAACAAGCTCCCCGCTTACATACGCTCCAATCATGTGGAAGTGCCCGAGCATCTCCATATGCTTGTACATGCCAAGCTGATAGTTGGGCCGCGGCATGCCTGCAATAGCAGACTCGTCAGCGTACTCTTCGATCAGCCCTGCGAACTTTGGGTCACCGGACAATTCGTCAGCAGTGACTTGCTTGATCACACATGATGGCAATCTAGTAGCTGGTTGTGGCAATACGGGCACCTCACATAACAGCGTACGGATCATATTCGCGCCCTTTCTTACGTTGCACCGGCACCTCTTCTCCACCCATGAATTCAGCAACAGGCTGGGCAAAGGTCACAGCCAGGGCGTCGGCATCATCTGGACTGGCCAGGCCGCGGCGCTTCATGGCCTCTTTGCTCTCGAGCAAGATGCTGTCGTCAGGTCTGAAGCCATACTCGACGCTAGTCAGGTCTGTGGCCAGTGCCTCATCCTTGGCCAGGCAGCCACCTTGCAGCCAGTCACGCATACGCGCCCATATCTCGGCCCGCTTGTTGGCATACTTCTTCGGATCGTCGGCCTTGGCCCCGAACTGCACCTCGATCACGTCAAAGTTAAGCTGGCGCAGGCGATCGATCACACCGCCACCCACGCCGCCACCGTCCACGAAGATGACCACAGCAAAGCCTGCCTGCTTGAGCAGCTTGACGTGCTCCACAATCCGGCTGGTGAGTTGCATGGTGTCCAGGCCGCGGAAGCGTTTGGCAGGGAACGACGCAGCATCACGGCCCACGCGGGTACGGATCACGCTCTGGTCATCGCCAAAGCGGGCGACGTCCACACCCACCACGGCCGTGCGGCCTTGCATGCTGGTGCGCTCGGGCACGCGCTCCATCGCCTCGTCAACCAGGTTGCGCGGGATGAATTGCAAACTCGATGCTTGTGGAAATATGCCCCTGACACGGACGCGCACGAAGTCGCTGTCCTCGCCGTAGTCGTTCACCCATTCCTGGATTGTGCCCTTGTTGGTGATCTGCACCGACCGGCTGTCGATCTGGCGGGTTTGCCAGCGATGCCTGAATTTGTTGAAGCACTCGAAGAAGCGGCCGGTGTTACGCGTCGGGTTACCGAACACAAACCAGAACGGCTCGCCGTCAGTCAGACCGCCCTCTGCCACTTCCCAGATCTTGTCCGGCACGGCCGAGGCTTCGTCGAAGATGTAGTACGGGGATGACGATGCAGCGTGCAAACCGGCAAACGATTCGCTGTTCTCTTCGCGGCATGTCTGGGCGTCACAGCGCCAGGATTCGGGGAAGTCCTTGTGGATGATCTTCATTGCGCCCTTGCCGGTGGTCACCTCGAACCAGTGGCCGGTGATGCACTTCTTTTTCCACTTGCCAAGCTCGGCCCAGGTCTTCGATCCAAGCTGGTCGCTGGTGTTGGCGGTCACGACGCCCTTGCTGTGTGGCCTGGTGCTCATGATCCACAGGATCAACCAGGACGTGATGGCCGACTTGCCGATACCGTGGCCAGAACTGGTGGCATGGCGCTGCGCTGGCACAGGCTCTTGCCCGTCAAAGTCATTGGCCCGCACGCCTTCGCCAATGTTGTCCAGGAACTCGCAGGCCCATGCGTCGGGGCCGTGCTTGCTGTTGTACTTCGATGCCCAGGGTTCTTGAAGCTCGACCATTTGCAGAGCCGGATCATTGGCCCAGTCAAAAGCGTACATAACGAAGCCCAAAGGGTCGTCAAAGAAGCGACCCATGTCCTGGGCTAGGATGAGGTCACTCGGGCTGTTTGACACGCTTACGGGCCTCCAGGATGGCATTGTCGAGGGCTACCGAGCCACTGTGCTCGATGCCGACCTTGTCGCCGTACTTCTTGGGGTTCCACTTGGCCAGCAGCTTGAGCCGCATCTCGACCCGATTCTTCATCCAGGACACATGAGCGCTGTCTCGGTGGCTGCTGCTGCCGGACTGTGAGAACGACTCGGCCATCTCGGCCTCTGTGTCGATGATTTCCAGGCATTCGTCAGCAATGGCGTCATGGCCTGTCTCGCGTGCGTGCGCGAAGCGTTGAGCAAACTCCTTGTCCTTCTCCAACCAAAGGTACACAGTCGAGTAGTGGATGTCGTTCTCCCTGCACCACTGGCGTAGGGTTTTCCCTTGGCTGATCCACTCACAGATCTCCTGGGCTTTGTCGGCTGGCACTGGCTCCGGTGGCCTGCCTACTTTTTTCGGTTCAGTCTTCTTTGTTGCCATTTTTGTTCACTCGCTTCCATCTGTCTGGGGTTTGTGCCCTGCGCTCATAGCGGCAGACCTTTGCCACAAAGTTCTTTGACAGTCCCAGTGCCTTGGCAATCTTGCGGTAGCTGATCCCCTCGTCTTCGTGCATGTCGCGAATCTTGTCGATGACTTCGTCGGACACTGTGCAGTTGTGGTGGGAGGAGCCGATCCGATAGCCAAGTTCATTGACTGCGACGATCATGGTTTTGTCCTTCCCACTCATTCATCAATACTTTGGCGGCTTTGGTGGTTTCTTGCTTTTCCCTGGCATTTGATTCTCCTTGTGGTTTAAAACGAATTGTGCTAATTCTCCCTCATCATTGACTTTTCTGCAACAGGAATGTCGCCGGTCACTTGCAAAGCCCAGGTGATTTCATCCTCATGGAATAGGTGGCCAGCACCTTCAGCCACTGCTGCCAATATCGCATCTGCAAAGATGCGATCGTCAGATTTTTTTTCGGGCATTGAATATCTCCGTCATCTTGGCCTTGAGTAACTCAACAGCCTGCGTCCCTCGCGGCTTTAATCTTGCGTCTAACTGCCTTCTCCGCTCTTGCAATGGCAAGCCGAGCAGATGCCTGGCTTCGCATTCGTGCAGCCACTCTGGGCAGTAGTTGCAACAGCCGGAGCCATTCACCAGGGTGATAGATTTTTCTCTTGAACATCCGTCGCATTTCAATCCTCTGTCTCCCTGTATTTTCTGAACGCTCTCGACTCATGCCGGTCAGTCATTCTGGCAAGCTTGGGCTTGCATGCCTCGCACTTGCATGTGAACGGGTGAGGGTATTGCTCCGACGCCCGCGCTGCATTCCATCCGGCTTTGAAGATGTACCAGGCTGCGTCGTTGTCGCTCATCACGACGTCGCCAAAGATGCGGTTGAATTCGGTTCTTGCGTCAATCAATTCAAACTCCCCGCCTGCGCTTTCATGTGCGCCATGTAGCCATCGATGATCTCGATCGCGATGCGTGGGTTCATCTCGTTGAATGCCTGATTGAATCGTGACTCGCTCGCGTCTTGATCGTTAAACCCGATCGCAAACTCACACACGCCGAACCCTTCCGGTTGGAAGTAGAAGCGAAGCTCTGGTGCTCCGATCTCGGTTTGTTTTTTCAGGATGACCACTTGGCCATATCGTTTGTTGTCGTATACCTTTGCGAATTTCATTTCATTTTTTCCTCTGCGTTGTCATAGTCCGCTACCCATTCCGCATTGGTTTGGTATCGCGGTTCTTTGCGGTGCTCTGCATAGTGCTTGATGCCGGTGAACAGTTGCTCCCAGCTTCGCGCTTCGTAGAACAAATCCGCGTTTTTAATTTCGTACATCGCTGCCTTTGTCTCGAACGTGGTTTTGTCTTTGCGTTGACGAACCGCGCCCTTCTCGAACAGCGTTGCTCGTTCCAAGAATAAAGGCTTGGGCAACCATCCGCAAACAGTCATGCGATTGTCATTCGTGTTGATGCTTGCAAAGATGTAGCCATCGACCTTGAACTTGGTCTGCGATTGCATGAGGTTGTTGACGAAGTCCAAGCGTGGTGTCGTTGTACGGCCCATCGTCTTGATGTCAAAGCTCAAGCCGTGAATCGTTGCATCGATGCCACCATCAAAGCCACCGCCTGGCTGCATGAGCGGCAGACCGAGCGCGATGTTCAGCATGTTCTGGCCAATGATGCCAATCATCTGCTGCTCTTTCGTGCCGTCGCTGCCGTCACCACGGCTGCCCATGTTGCCGCATTTGCAGCATGCAATTGAAGCATCAACCACGTTATCGGGAATGTCTAACGTAAAGGCCATTATTTCATGCTCCTTATGGCTGCGGCGCAGTTGGCTGCTCCTTTTGCGTGTCCTGCGGAAAAATCGCTGAAAGGCTCTACCGCCGCATATTCCTCGCACACCTTCGCTGCTTTCTCTTTCGTTGCCTCTATTGCGGCTTCAACGGATGGCGGGGTGGTGTAATACTTCGGGCAAGGTCGTGTACACCCAAAGGTTTCACAACACGCCACCGGCTCACCTTGCGGCACAACTGGCGGGGTGTTTTTCTCTTTGAACTTGGCGATGCCTTGCTCAACCCCAAGGTTGAAAGCAGTCAGAAGATTCATCGTTTCGCCTGTTAATGCGTATGGCCCAATGCAATCAACTAACAGAAAAGACTTGTCATCATCAGTCAAATCAACCCACTCACCTTGCGGCTGCGCCATCCTGCGTATGAACTCGCCGTCCAGCTCACGGCGCAACTCTTTTAAGTCCCGGTCAATATCCGCTTTAACCGCAGCTTCAAGGTCAAACGGTTGCGCCAATGCTTCACGCAGTGCTGCAACTACATCTGTAGGGCGTCTACCTACACCAGTCCAAAGACGCACCATTTCTTCTGCAAGTTCCAGCGCCATCTGCATCGCTGCTCGTTGTTGGTCTTTCATGAGCACTGCACCTCTGGCTTGAAGTTTGGCCAGCCTGGTCGCTTGTGCGGAACGATGTCTTTGCTTTGCTCCCAGATCCGTCTCATCTCGCAATACTGCTCGATTTGCTTTTGCTCGTCTTCGTAGTCAATCGCGCCCAACAATCCGTACGCGCCAAAGATCAGCACCAGTACGCTTGCTACTTTTAATTTTTCAGCCATTTGTTTTCCCCTTCGTTGCCATGTGAGTTGTCAGTCCATCGATGATTTCTTTGATGCGTTTTTTGTTTGCAGCCATCTGCTCTTCCGTCAGCTTGTGCTCCAGCTTCAATGGCTCTGGCCGCGGTGCGTTGCGGCAAAGCTCTTTGAACTTGATGCAGTTGGGCACGCGCTCTGGCAAGTGCTCAAGTGCGTAGCCGATTGCCTCTGGCCACTTGGCAAAGCCTGCAAGCTCATCGGCCCACACAGCTTTTGCGTTTTCAATCCCTGCGTCAATACCGTTGACCAGGCCGGTGCTGAACTGGCCAGTGAACTCTCGGCCGTACACACCTTGCAGCCTGGCGAATATCTTCTCAACCCAGGCGCTTGGGAGCGGTTGGTTCTGCGTCATAAATTTCTCCTTCGATCACGTTGCCTTGAAATTGATCCTCACGGGGTATGAGTCCGAGGGATCTTGCGATGCCTTCCTGATTCAGTTGGTGCTGCGTTTTTTGCGGGCCTTTGTCTGCTACCCATTCAGCCTTGAAGCCAACCCATCCTCGAGCACAGCATTCGATCAATGCCTTCTCGAGTGACCAGCCAGCTTTGCGTGCTTCACGTTCAATGCCTTTGATGGCAGATTCAGTGACCGCGGCTTTTTTGGTTTTGCGGTGTTGTAGAAAATCAGACCAGGTTGCTGGCGTCACACCGTCAGGTGTGGCGATTGCCTTTGTCTTTTCTATTTCCTGTTTCTTGTTTAATGGGAGTGTTTCTTGTTTCTTGTTTGGTTGAACGGTCGTTGAACGGTCGTTGAACCGCTTCTGTGCAGAGGCTTTGCCCGCTCTGGACGCGGCTTCCAGCTTGCCGTGGTACTTCGAGATCTCGTCATCTGCCCTGCGATTGACCCATCCAGTACCCTCGATCAACTCGAAAAATTCCTCGAGCACGGTGTGCACTTCGGCCTCGTACTCACGCAAGTTGATGAGCCGTGCAACGGTCGTTGAACGCTCGTTGAGCGGTTGTTCGTGTAGGTAGTACAGATCAAGCAGCCGACGATAGGCGAGGTCTTCTATCGGGGATAGATGCCTGGTGTGGCTGGCGTAGTCGCCAATGTTGAACGCGTAGAAGTGCATCACGCACCTACCTTGGCCTGCTCCAGCAGTGCCTTGATGTGTTCTCTGCGCTTCTTGACGTTTACCTTGGATCGCTCGTTCGAGCATTCGATGCACGATGCGTTGATCGTGTATCGCTTCGTGCTTCCGCACGTCTTACATGGCTGGCCTTCGTAGGTGCTTTCGCCCTGCCGAGCAGCCTGTTCTCTTGGGTGCATATCGACTCCTTGTTGATGGTTCAGAAATCATAAACCAAAAACAAAGAGCCGTGCAACATTTATTTTTTAGAACGGGATGTCGTCGTCCATGTCGGCCACCGTGCCGCCTGGCTGGGGCTGGTATCCGTTGGCCTTGTCCTGCTGGTGTTGGCTTGGCTGTGTTGAGCTTTGATCACTGCCTTTTGGCGGTAGGTCTAGCTGATCCACAGAGAGGCGCAGGCGCGTTTTTGTCGTGCCGTCCTTGGCCTGATATTCCTCGAGACGGATCGGGCCGCTCACGGTCACGCGGTTGCCCTTGAAGAGGTACGGTTGCAGGCTGGTTGCCCGCTTGCCCCACAGCGCACAGTCAACCCACATGGTGTCTGGCTTTTCGCGGGTGCCGGTCTGCACGCCAATTGCAAAGTTGAGGATGTTGTCGCCGTTGTGCTGGCGAAGCTCTGGATCACGGCCCAGGTTGCCGGTAAGGATTGCGATATTCATTGTTGGGATTCCTTCGA